TGCTGATGTCTGGCCGCTTCTTTATTGAAATCGGAAAGGTTCAGGCGGTCAGAGGAGAAGCACCAAACTTAGTGGTTGATGTTCTTCCTCTGCTTTCAAGAACAGACCGCTCCGGCGCGATGATTGCCAATTCGACACTGTACGAGTTGCCCGTGTTCAGGCTGCAACGAGGTAACAGCGCAATAGTCATGAACCCTGTGGTTGGTGATATTGGGCTTATTGGTGTTTGCGACCGTGATACGTCTTTAATTCGAGCCAATCTGAAAGAGTCGGTGCCAGGCAGCAAAAGAAAGCACAGTAAATCAGATGCCATTTATTTTGGCGGCATACTCAATCAAATCCCGACTCAGTTCATCGAATTTGCAGACGGCGCGATAAACATCACCAGCCCAAACCCGGTAAACATCACCTGCACGAAGGCCAACGTTACCGCTCCTGACGGCGTGGAGATGACGACGCCATTATTGAAAGTAAGTGGAAGCATTCAGGCTGGCGGGAACATCACGGACAATAGCGGGACGCAATCTGCTTCGCTTAAAACCCTCCGCGATAACTACGACGCGCACAAGCATCTTGTTCCGGGTGTTCAGACTGGCGGCTCTACAGTCACATCCAACACAACGGACAAACCGGTATGACCTACAGAACCATGCAATTAGATACATCAACATGGGATCTAACGCTGGATGGTAACGGGAGCATTGCCATCGCTGATGAGTCCTATTCCGTCGCACAGGATGTGGCGAGCGCCTGCCTGGTCTTCTTCGGTGAGTGCTATTACGACAACACACTTGGCATTCCATGGAAAACAGATGTTTTAGGTAAGCGGCCAACGCCAAGCTATGTGGCGCAGAAGCTGCAAACAGAAGCCAAAAAACTTCCCATTGTTGACCAGGCTATCGCGAACGTCTTTTTCGATAAAAACACTCGGCGCATGCGCGGGACTATCCGCGTCACTGACGTAAACGGGAATGTAGCGCAGGCAAATTTATGACGACACTAACGACCGCTGTTCCGGATGTCACAATCACGGAGAATGGCCTTCTTATCCCCGATGTTTCCGACATCCTTTCTGGCCGACTCACTGACATGAGCACTGCGCTGGGTGGTGGTGCCAGTCAGTCATTAAGTTCACCACAGGGGCAAATCGCGCAGTCAGATACTGAAATTATTGCCCAGGTAAATGACAAACTGCTCTGCCTGTTCAACCAGATGAACCCTGATTTCTCAACAGGCAGGTTTCAGGATGGAATAGGGCGCATCTACTTTCAGGAGCGGATCTCAGCGCAAGGTACGGTGGTCACAGCAACGTGCATTGGCAAGGTTGGCACCACTATTCCGGCTGGTAGCACCGCGGTAGACGAGAATGGGTACATCTATCAAACCATTGATAATGCCGTTATACCCGCGACGGGATCCATTGATGTGCAGTTCGTCAACACAACGACTGGCCCAATCGCCTGCGGTGCCGGATCACTTAATCAAATTTATCGCTCTGTACCTGGGTGGGATGCGGTTACAAACACAAGCCCCGGTGTTGTTGGTGTCGATGTTGAGTCGAGAATTGCATTCGAAACCCGGCGAAAACAATCTGTGGCCCGAAACAGTCGTAATCAGGATGCTTCCACCCTGGCTGCCATTCTTGCTACGGATGGGGTGCTGGATGCATATGTATGGTCTAACCGGACGGCGGCGAGCGTCAATAAGGGCGCGACTAATTACCCTGTGCTCGGCCATTCATTATTCATCTGCGTGTATGGCGGAGCTGATGCTGATGTCGCTGAGTCAATTTTCCAGACTTACAACCCTGGCGCAAACATGAACGGGACAACGCATTACACCATTTATGACAACATTAACTACATGGCCCCCTATCCTGAATATGATATGCAATGGTTAAAGGCCACTCCGACACGGGTCTACTTTAAAGTTGAATTAGATAGCTCTCTAAATCCACCGAGCGACATTACAGCTCAAGTTAAAAATATGATTGTAACCGTATTTAATGGCGGGTATGAGGGGATCGGGAAGGCGAGAATTGGAGCAACAATTAACGCTGGTAAATATTATGCGCCAGTTATTTCTATTTCACCGGATTCAGTAGGAATACTTTCCCTTGAGGTTTCACTGGATGGTTCAATTTATGGCCCAGCGGTAACAATGGGAATAGACCAGGTTCCCACAATTCAGGAATCAGATATTAATGTAACATTAACGTAAGGGGTGAGGCATGTGGCAAGACACCGTTCTTACCCAGTACTCTGCCAGTCAAAAACTTCTATCCATAATTAGCACCTTTGATCAGGCTACCAGTCTTGATGATTTTACGGATGAGTTTATCACCAGAGTGTGGGATTTAACGACTTGTGAGACTTACGGTCTTGATGTGTGGGGAAAGATAGTAAATATTAGCCGGTATATCATTGCGCCTATTGAAAGTACTTCTTTTGGTTTTGGCGAAGCAGATGATGCAAATCCTGACTACCCAACGCCATTCAATGAATCTCCATTCTTTGGCGGCGTTCAAGAGACAACAAACGTAAGACTTGGCGATGATGCATATCGAACATTAATATTATGCAAGGCGTTTACGAATATCAGCATTGCCACCATACCCGATCTTAATAAGTTTCTTAAGATACTCTTCTATGAAAGAGGGAGAGCTTATTGCGTAAATTATCGAGATATGACAATGGGGATAACATTCGAGTTTGAACTGGCTCCATATGAAGAGTCAATTATGACTAACTATGATGTTGTTCCCATCCCCAGCGGTGTGCTTATTAATATCAATCAGATCGTGAGTCCATATTTTGGATTCGCTTCAGATGCATATCCATTTAATGATGGAACATTTTACAGAGAATAAATATGAATCGTACCGATGCACCTGTAAAGCAATCTACACCTTTCGCTGTTAATGGTCAGCGCGAGCCGATTTTGCCAACCACTCCAGCAGGAGATAATACAGCATCCTATGCTGAAGGGTTCCCGGCAATTACCATGATCCTGAAATCTGCCGGTGGGTTACCTCCGAAAGGTCAGGATATGAATCAGATTTTATTTGAGCTTTCAGCTCTTGCGCGATGGGCCAGTTCAGGGGCAACAAATGCCTGGGACGCTGCATTTTCAACTGCTATTGGCGGCTATCCTATGGGCGCAGTTGTGCTTGGAACCGATGGAGTCACGCAATATAAGAGCACTGCAGACTCAAACGTCACAAATCCAAACACTGGTGGCGCTGGATGGTTCAATTTAACAACCGGCTATTTAAAAACAGCAAGCAACTTGGGAGAAATCAATGCAGCTGGCCCAGCAGCGGTAGCTGATACTCTCGCAAACCTCCAGTTGACTAACACCGATGGGTCTGTCGGTAGATTGATATCAGTGAAGACTTTCACGGCATCAGGCACTTACACTCCAACAGTAGGAACAAAATTTGTTATTGCTGAAGTGCTGGGTGGCGGCGGGGGCGGTGGTAGTAATGCAGCAACACCTAGTTCTGGGGCTGCAGCTGGTGCTGGTGGCGCATCCGGTGCGTATGCTATCTGCAAGCATACTCCAACAGGACCTGTATCCGTTGTTGTTGGAGCCGCAGGTAGCGGTGCATCACCTGCTGTAAATGGTGCAAGTGGAAATACTGGAGGAACCAGTTCATTTGGTTCAGTCACCGCGCCAGGTGGAAATGGTGGCCCCCCTGGGGTTGCATTTAACGTGTTCCCAACTGGTGGTAATGTTGCCACTGGCTCAGGTAATCCTACCGGAACACTAATTGTTGGTACTCCTGGAGTCGCTGGTTCTTACGGTATTCTTTATTCTGATTCAAACGCGACGGGGGGCGGCGGCGCTAACAGCGTATATGGTGCAGGTGGAGTCGCACTCACTATCAACACAGGAACAGGAACGTCTGGTGGTGCAAATGCTAAAGGCTATGGTGCTGGTGGCGGTGGAGCTGTTTCAGTTCACGCATCGAATGCTGCAAGTTCGCCTGGTGGTAACGGTTCGCCTGGGGTTGTGATTGTCTGGGAGTATGCGTAATGAATGCAACATATGCAGTTGTGAGCGACGGTGTTGTCGTGAATATGATTATTATTGACACTTCAGCTGCCCCTGGCCAGGCCGGAGACTATGTAGGTCAGTTGGTTCCGGCGAAGGACAATGCCGGTATTGGCTGGTCATGGGATGGGAAAAAATTCACACCGCCTCTCGTACCAGAGCCTACTCAGGCAGAGCAGATTGCCATTGCTGAACAATATAAGGCAGGGCTCCTACAGACTGCAAACAAGATCACCGCGGACTGGAGAACAGAACTGGTGTTGGGCATTATCAGTGACGATGACAAAGCGAAGCTCATTTTGTGGATGCAGTATATCAAAGCGGTGAAAGCCGTTGATGTCTCGACTGCACCTGACATTGACTGGCCCGAAGAACCACAATAGGAACGTTTAGTGTAAACCTCCTTGATCTACCCCTTGGTTAAAATATACTGTGAATATATACAGTATAAATCAGAGGGTATTATCATGGCATTCCCATCTCCGGCGCTCGACTTTGCAGAAAAGCGCGTCAGTCTCGATGATCATTGCATAACCGTACCGCATGCCACGTATCTTGTACGGGCTGCGGGTACTCACTGGCATGCAGGCATCATGAGCGGTGCGCTACTCGTAGTAGACAGCAGTAAATTGCCATGTGATGGCTCGATAGTTGTGGGTACGGTGCAGGGTGAATTCAGGGTATTGAGATTTCGGAAAGTGCCGAACCCTCATCTTGAGGAAATCGACCATCCGGAGAAAAAGTTTTCACTGCTGGATGATTTTGAGGATGACGGGGTATTCGGCGTAGTGACGTGGATACTGAACGATGCCAGGAGTGGTGAGTTCGACGATGTACCGGTGATGTGATTGAGTTGCGCAGTGAAAATGGTGTGACATTTTTGTGCCAGGCAACGCGTGGCAAGGCAGGGATGACTCGAGGTGACTTTAGGCAGCATGTGACGTGTGAGCGCGGTCTGCTGCTGTAAGTTACTGTATTAAAGGTGGGTGTGTGAAATTATAAAAACAAATGTGTCCAAAAAGCTACGTTGCGCAAATAAAAAGGGGAGTTGCCTCCCCAGACGTTTATTGCAGCGACTTGATTGCCGCAATCAGGCGCTTCACACCTTCTTCAAGCTTAACTCGTGGGCAACCGGCATTCAGGCGCACAAAACCTTTGCCTTCTTCGCCGTAGGTATATCCCGGCATGATGGCGACTTTTTGCTGTTCGATCAGCACTTTTTGCAGCGCGTTGTCATCAATACCCAGCGGACGCAAATCAATCCACGCCAGATAGGTTGATTCCGGTGGCTGCCAGTTTAGTTGCGCAAACTCACTGTTTAGCGCATCTGCCACATAGCGAAGATTGCTTTGCAGGTAAGCGCGCAGTTCATCCAGCCATGCAGCACCTTCCAGATAAGCCGCAATGTGGGCGATAACCGCCAGAATGGCAGGGGATGACAGTCCATCCTGGCCTTTCAGCACATTCAAATACTGCTGGCGTTCATGAGCATCGTTAATCAGGCCGTAGGCTCCGGTTAACGCAGGAATGTTGAAGCTCTTGGAACCGGAGGTGAACAGCGCCCACTGGCCTTTGCCTACTTCACACCATGGCGTGTGTAGGTTTCCTTCCCACACCATATCCATATGAATTTCATCACTGATAACCCGGACGCCGTGGCGTTCGCACAGCAAGGCCATGGTTTCCAGTTCGCTGTGTGTCCAGACTTTGCCGGTTGGGTTTTGCGGGCTGCACAGCAACATGATTTTGCATTCAGGTTTGGCCAGTTGCGTCTCGAGTGCTGTCATATCGCACATCCAGCCGCCATCGGTTTTATGCAACGGTGCGCTAAAGACCTCGCGCTGGTTGCCTTCGATGGCTTTGTAAAACGCATCATAAGCCGGAGTATGGATCAGTACCGCGTCACCTGGTGCTGACCACTGGCGAATCAGCTGTGAAACCATGTAGATAACAGAAGGGCCGTAAACCACCGCTTCTTTATCTATCACGCTGTTAAAACGAGCTTGATACCAGTGGGCAATCGCGCCAAGAAACTCGTCATTCTTCCAGCGGCTATAACCCAATACACCGTGAGATAAACGCTTTTGTAATGCGTCCAGAATGACCGGAGCGGTAGGGAAATCCATATCGGAGATGGTAAAGGGCAGGAGGTCTGCGGCACCAAAACGGTCTGCGACATAATCCCACTGGGTACACCAGGTTCCGTGACGGTCAACGGGGGTGGAAAAATCGAACATATCACCTCGCAACAAATGGGCGCCGAAGCGCCCATCGTGATTTACGCCTGAGCAGTTTGCATCAGATGCGCCATTTCATCTTTCACTGACTGGACCTGCGGCCCAATCACCACTTGCAGATTATGCTGGTTAAGCTGAACCACACCAATGGCGCGCAGATTCTTCAGTGCGGCTGAGTCGACTAAAGACATATCTTTTACGGACATACGCAGACGAGTGATGCAGTTATCGAGAGACACGATATTTTCCGCACCGCCAAGTGCGGCTAGCATCGCTGGAACATTGTATCCAGACTTGCCAACCTGACCGGCAATCGCTTTTTCAGCGCTGCTGGTAGTGTCAACATCGCGACCCGGTGTTTTGATATTGAAGCGAGTAATCGCGAAGCGGAAGATGGCATAATACGCGCCGAACCAGATAGCTGCGACGACTGGCACCATGTACCATTTAGTCGCCAGGCCATGTAGGATCCCGAACACTACGAAGTCGATGATGTTGCCATCGGTATTGCCGATAGTCACGCCCAACACCGCCATAATGGTAAAGCCAAGGCCAGTCAGCAATGCGTGGATGACGTACAGCACTGGAGCAACAAACAGGAACAGGAATTCCAGTGGTTCTGTGGTGCCACCAACGACGCAAGCAATCACGCCAGAGATCAGCAGCCCTTTAATTTTATGGCGGTTTTCTGGGCGAGCACAGTGGTACATCGCCAATGCAGCACCAGGTAAACCACCAAGGAAGGCTGGCATTTTACCCTGTGACAGGAAGCGGGTGGCGCTTTCAGAGAAGCCGTGAACGCTTGGGCAACTCAGTTGAGCCTGGAAGATGGTCAATGCGCCGCTGACGCTGTGACCACAAACATCCATGGTGCCGCCAGCATCAGTAAAGCGAATCAGCGCAACCAGAATGTGGTGCAAACCGAACGGCAGTAATAAACGCTCGCCAGTACCGAAGATCATCGGCCCAAACATACCTGCGCTGTTAATCATATTGCCCAGCGCGTTAATGCCTGCGGCAAAAATTGGCCAAATCAGCGGTATAACCAGCCCAACCAGCCCCATCACCACCGTGGTGATGATGGGCACAAAGCGTGTACCGCCAAAGAACGCCAGCGCATCAGGCAGACGCACATTGTGGAAACGTTCATGAAGCAGGAAAACAATCACCCCGACAATCACTGCACCTAAAATACCGGTGTCAATTGACTGGATCCCAAGGATGCTTTGAATGTTGTTTGCCTTCAGAATCGCGGCATCGGTGGTAGGCAAAATGCCTTTTGCGGTAAGCCAGAAGTTGACTGCCAGGTTCATTACCGCATAACCGACGAAACCTGCAAATGCGGCAACACCTTTATTTTCACGCGCCAGCCCAAGAGGGATAGCGATACAGAACATGATTGGCAGGAAGCTGAATGCAAACGAACCTACTTTGCTCATCCAGACGAAAATGAGCTGTAAAACTGGGTTACCTAATGCGGGAAGCAAAGTGACCACGTCGTGGCTACTCAGTGAGCTTCCGATCCCGAGCATGATGCCGCAAAACGACAGCAGTGCCACGGGCAACATAAACGTTTTGCCAAGGTTTTGAAAAAACTCCCAAAGCGTAATTTTTTGTGTTGTATTAGCCGCCATAACGACTCCTTGAACCTTGGTTAATAAATGAGTAGCAGTACAAAACGAAGCGGATGATAAAACGTTTTACCAAGCTTTATTGCGTGCTGTATCACAGATTCAAAGCTCGGCAGAGTGCCTAATACACCTGCTAAGATTAAACGTTTTATCACTGCTGGAGGGTTCGTCTCGCCGATGACGACTCAGGAAAAGAAAATCACGATTAACGAAGTGGCCGAAGCTGCTGGTGTTTCTGTCACGACGGTCTCTTTGGTGCTCAGTGGCAAAGGGCGTATTTCCCCAGCAACGGGGTTACGCGTGAGCGAAGCCATCGAAAAATTAGGATTTGTGCGCAACCGCCAGGCGGTTTCACTGCGTGGTGGCCAAAGTGGCGTTATTGGCCTCATCGTGCGTGACCTCTGTAACCCGTTCTATGCTGAACTGACCGCTGGCCTGACCGATGAGCTGGAAAAACAGGGGAAGTTGCTGTTCCTGACGCAAAGTGGTGCACAAGGTCAGCATATGCAGCGTTGTTTCGACATGCTGGTCGCTCAAGGCGTTGACGGTATTATCGTGGCGGGTGCTGCTGAGCAGGGCGCGGATATGCGTGTCATTGCGGAACAAAAAAATCTGCCGCTAGTTTTTGCCTCCCGCGCCAGTTATCTCGACGAGGCCGATATCATCAGGCCTGATAATATGCAGGCTGCGCAACTCGTGACTGAGCACCTTATCAAACGCGGACATCAGCGAATCGCCTGGCTGGGTGGTGACGGTTCTTCATTAACACGGGCCGAACGCGTCGGCGGCTACTGCGCGACATTGCTGAAATACGGTTTGCCTTTCCATAGTGAGTGGATCATCGAATGCGAGCCGAGCCAGAAAAAGGCGGCTGATGCGATTACCACACTGCTGCAACACAATCCAACGATTACCGCTGTGCTTTGCCACAACAGTACCGTGGCGATGGGAGCATGGTTCGGATTATTGCGAGCCGGGCGGCAAAGTGGAGAAGGGAGCATCGACAGCTACTATGACCGGCATGTAGCGTTGGCAGCCTTTGCTGAAGTGATGGATGATGAACTGGATGATTTACCGCTGACCTGGGTTTCTACACCCGCTCGAGAAATTGGGCGCACTGCGGGGCAAAGGATCCTTAAACGCGTACAAAACGACAACGAAGAAGTTCGTAGTCAGATCATGCCTGCAAGATTAGTCATTCGGAAAAATTAAAACGCCCACAATTGCCGGTAGGTTACGGCTGGCAGCTTGTTGATACTCTTCGTGATATATACTTAAAAAAACCTGATTTGATCGGGGATTCATGGAATGGTTGTATGAATGTGTTTGCGACTAGCCTTACATCATATCTGAGTCGGGTGTTATCAAACCTGGGTGAAAAGCGCTGGGTACTGGTTTTAGTGATGCTCATTCAGGCCGGTGGTTTAGTCATTTACTTGTACTTGTCGCACAACTGGATTGAATCTGGTGTGGTGCAGTCATTGAGAAATGTGTCGTCGATGCACTTGCGGGGTTTTGAACAACTTGAAAGGACGATTAGCTACCAACTTGCTTCGGTGGGGGAAGCGGTGGCGGACGATGCACAGTTCAGATATGCGAAAGAATATATCCGTGGTGAAGTGGAACAAACCGGGCTGGATTCCATCATAGTTTTGGATAGGACTGGCAAGATTATTGCGTCTGAGTCTGTTGTCCCGTTGGAATTGATCCTGCCTCCCAGTGTCTTCGCGACACAGTCCTTCAGGGATTTACCGCAATTTAAAACTTTTCAGCGTGGCGGAACGAATTCTACCTTTTTTGTATCCCGGCAGTATGTTCCCGAAATGGGGGGCAACGGCATGATTATGTACCACATGATGACATCTCCTGAAGGACGGCCGCTGGGCAGCGTAATTGGTTATACCAGCCCGCGTAGTTTGTCTATGCTGCTTTACGCGGATACCGCTCGGGGATTCGATCTGGGCAAAAACGGTGTGTTATCAATTTTTGATAACCACACCCGGCAGGTCCTGTATCGCTATGCTTATTCACGTGTTCCCGTTGAGGAACATAGTTTGGCGCTGCCAGCCATCAGAGACAGATATTTTCAAAACACACGTTATGGGCCGGACGTGAAGTATTACCAGTCTCCAGTTGACGGTGTGGAAAGGCTGGTGGTGTTAACTCCACTGCATCTTGGTCAATGGATGCAGCTGGTGGGCGAAAGCCCGAATGAATACCTGTTCGAGTGGCGAATACAGGTGGCGATTTCGGTATTTGTTTTTATTTGCGTCAGTTTCTTGCAAGTGCTGTTGATGGATATTTTTCGCCAGAATAAGGCCCAGCGTACCCTGCTGGATTTGGTTCTCAACTCCGTGGATGCCTGTGTTTACTTAAAGACCAGCGATCGACGTTTCAGCTATGTTAATTCGAAAACTGCCGAGCTGTTTGGGCTTCCTGTGGAACAGATAATCGGTCGCCGGGATAAGGATATTCTTCCGCAAAAGTTAGTCGATGATTTCTGGGCGACGGACAAACAGGTGCTAGAGACTGGCAATAGGCAACTCTGTACTGAGATGATGATTAACCCGCAAGGGGAACGCCGCTACTTTTCGACGATAAAAGAGCTGGTGAGAATACCGGATCAACTTCCTGCGGTGATTGGCTTGTCCACGGATGTCACCGAACTGCATGAACAAACAGAGGCAAGAAAGGCCGCTGAGGATGCCATTCGAAAAATGGCATTTTTCGACCAACTGACTGGGTTGCCTAACCGCCGTATGTTAGAAGAACGCCTTGGCAAAACGCTTGCTCAGGCGAAATTGAAACAGCAGAAGTTATCGCTGCTTTTCATTGATCTCGACAAATTCAAGGCAGTAAATGATTTGCATGGGCACAAGACCGGTGACTGGCTGCTTACTCAGGCTGCATCTCGCATGAGTAGCGTACTACGCGCGTCCGATATCGTCTCACGCATTGGAGGTGATGAGTTTGTCGTCCTGTTGCCTGAAGCCCAAAGTCTGGACGAAGCGGTGAGGGTAGCGGAAAGGATCCGTGCTTTATTGGAACAACCTTTTGTGATGGATAATGGCGTAGCGCTGGATATCTCATCAAGCATTGGTGTGGTGATTTACCCAGACCTGGCCGATAACGTGCATGATTTGCTGCACTTTGCCGATGAGGCCATGTATCGCGCCAAGAAAGGTGGCAAGAACGCGGTCGAGGTCTTTACCGGCTAGTTTGCGGCGTTAGATTGTCGGATAAAACAGCTTCTCGTAGGCGGCTTTATCAAACTGAACCGGTCGTACTTCCAGTGTTTGAGCATCCTCGACATGCAGCCGAGTACCCACATTTCACTGTTAAAATAGCTGACAGCTGCATTGTGATTATTAAAGACAGCGAAGAAGTGGATATGCTGAAACATGAGCAGGAAGCGCTGCGTCAGCAATTGCGGGATATTAAGCTGGCTAATCTGAATATTAAATCGGTACTACAGGGCATAGCGAGTTAAATGAAAAAGCAGGAAAGGTCGGGATGATTTTTCCGGTATGAAAATTACAATGGATAATCATTAACATCTGATGAATCAACAAAATCATCCAAAGATAAATTATTATCATCGATATATTTATTTAGCTCATCGAGTGTATTGATTTCTATGTAATTTCCAACATCATCATAAGATGGGTCAAATTCATTTTCAATATCAGATGCTAGGAAAGAAGACTTTCTTAATTTAAATGCTGCAGAATCAAGATCACAATAATTGGAGTATGGTGAATGCCCCAGCATTGCATAATCATCTGTTCTAAAGGGATAAGATGGTTTTAGCTTATCCTGGAGTGAAAGCTCAATCCAGGCTCTGCAAATTTCATTATCAGGTGTAATCTCCAAAAGAAGGGTTCTACCACGTAATAATGCATCGATATTTTTATTTTTCATATCAAATTTATTCCCAAGGGAAGAATATGTGTATTATTTTCCCATCGTTCTGATGAACCTGAAGATGAGGGAGGTCACCATCAGGATTGCCAATGCCGTGGCCTGATACTCTGCCTGGATTATGGGGATCCATAATATCATCCCAATGATAGGTTCCGGCCTTGGTATTCTTATTCGTCAGGAAATCCATTAAATTCTTAGTGCTAGGCCCACTTTCTCCAGTCATATTTTTATAACCATCGCCAACATATCGATCTAAGAATAATTGTTCAGCATCGCTTCGAGATCTGACTGTTACTTTATTCGCACCAGCATCTAATTCGCGATTAGCTTTATCAGGACAAACACAAACTAGCCCCAGCGGGTCTATCCACCCCAGCGGATTATGCACATATCCGTAAGGATTCACTCCCCCCGCCAGCCCTATCGGGTCTGCCGAAATGTACTGCCCCGTCTCACTATCATAGTAACGGAAGCGGTTGTAGTGCAAGCCGGATTCTGTGTCTTCGTATTGCCCCGGAAAGCGCAGTCTGCAACTCAGGTTGTCATCGTTAGCACTTTCTTCACGACCCCAGAGCTGTTGCCTGCCGCGCCAGACGATGGTGCCGTCTTCGGTCAGTAATTCCTGAATACGACCGACAGTGTCTGTGACGGCATAGTGCAACTGTCCTTTCTCATAACGCGCCAGTGGTGTGAAACTGCCTGGCTCGTAAATCCAGCGAATACTGTCGTCATATGCCGGAGTGCCACCGGCATACACCGGGATTTCTTTGGTCAGCTGGTCGCCATTCCAGTGGAAGTCATAACCGGTTTTCTCGCGGTTAGTGCAACGTTTGCTGATGCGCCTGCCAGACGGGTCGTAGCGGTATTCCCAGCGTTCGCCGTCCGGGGTTTCCAGCGCGGTGAGCTGGCTTCGGGCATCCCAGCGGTAGCGCCACTGGAGAGGGCGGTAACCGCCTTTATCCACCAGACGACCGTTAACATCATATTTCCAGGTGATGTTGTGTTCGTTCACCACCCGGACAAATTTCCCGTCTTCCGGTTTCCCGCTGTCGGGGTTGATGCGTGAGGTGGTGTGCCGCCAGGCTTTGTGCTCGCGCGATGCGACCCGGCTATGCTGCTGTTGCTGGTAGGCTTCGCTTTCCATTACGTCATTCACCCAGGTCTGGCGGCGGGTGATATTAAGGTTCTGGTCATAGGTGAAGCGTTCTTCGCGCATCGGCACACTGCTGTTGCCGGTCCAGGTGGCGTGGCTTATCTGGTCGTTTGCGGT